AGTTGGTGGAGCTTCTGTTATTTGGGGAACAACTGAAAAAAATATTAAAGGTGTATATTTAAATGGAACAAATGCAAATACAATTGATCTTAGTACATTAGGTGGAGCAATTAGCACAAGTGCTTCTATAGGAGATTTTGTTATTGGTCCTAATGAATTAGATACGGCATCAGTTACATCAGTTAAGATTGCATCATTCGCAGTTACATCAGCAAAATTAGATACTTCATCTGTAACATCAGTTAAAGTAGCTTCTTTTGCAATTACATCGGCAGCTTTAGATACAGCATCAGTTACATCAGTTAAGATTGCATCAGCAGCTGTAGGAACAACTCAATTAATAGCAACAGGCGTGACAGCAGCAACTTATACAGCAGCAACAATTACAGTAGCAGCTGATGGTAGAATTACTTCCGCATCTTCTGGATCAGGTGGGGCTGGTGGATTTGTACCAACACGTACTACGCAAGGACCTTCGTCAGGAACTCATACAGCGGCACCAACTGCAAATAGACTTGCTGTTTATATGTATGCTGGTGATGGAAATTCAGGAGCTAACATGTATCAACCTATGTGTTCAGGGCCAAGTGGAGGTGGATCTGGTGGAACTGGTGGATATGGGTTTTATAATGCACCAATAGTACAACCTTTTTCTCAACCTTTTTCTGTTGGAGGTGCTGCACAAGCTACTAATCTTGCAAATGTAGGAACTGTTAATCAAGGGAATAGCGGAAATAATGCTTTCATCGTCCCAGGCAATCCTGGCAACCCTGGAAATGCTCCTGGGGCTACTCTTGTTCCAACACCTAAAGGTTTTGTCACTAGTTGGACAGCTGGTACTGGATATTTAGCAATTTTTGAAAACACAGGTACATAAAATATGGCTTATTTTATTTTTGCTCAAAATTCAGATGGTATTGAAGGTACGATTTCACGTATTGCTGAAAATCAAATTGATTTAAATAATTTAAATATTAATATTAATTGTTATAAAATTATTGAAGATACAAAAGTTAATTTTGATTTAGTAAAATATGGACAAAAAACTCCAAAAAAATATAATGGTAATATCATTACCTATGAAGACATTATATATGAACACATTTTTTCAAAAAAAGGAAGTCTGTTAAGTTATGTTGAAAATTATACTAATAATATAAAAAATTTTTTACAATATAATAAAAATCACCCTGAATACAACACTTGGAATAGTTATTTAACACAGTTAAGTAATTTAAATTTAGATAATGTTATTTATCCATTAGGAAAATCATTAGAACAATATTTTAAAGATCAAAATCAACCATCCTTAAGTCCTTTACAATTACCTTAAAAATTGCTAATTATATAGCATGTTTTATAAAGAGATAGAGTTTAGTGCTCATGAAGATTATTTTGCATTAAAAGAAGATTATCCAATTCCTATTAAATTAAATATTCCAGAGTGGTATAAAAAATTAAATCATTCAATAGAATACAGAACAATAAAAGGTTGCATGCCTTTTTTAGATACTTTAACTTCTGGGTATTTATTTAAAATTCCACAAGATTTCTATGTAAAACATAACGTGGATAATAAAAATGAAAAAGGGGAAATATTTAAAGATTCTTTTCAAACATTTGGGTTACATGATATGTCTCAATTATTGCACGCTAAAAATGTTAATTTAAATTCTAAAATAGATTCACATACAATAAAACAATTAGAAGGATCTCCTTTTATTGAAAAAAATAAAAATCTTCCTTTTTATAAAATATTAAATCCATGGAAAATAAAAACACCAAAAGGATATTCTTGTTTATTCGTACCACCATTAAATAATTCTGATGATAGATTCTCAATTATTCCAGGTATCGTAGATACTGATATTTTTCCAAACGAAATAAACTTCCCAATAGTTATAAATGGGGATAAATACCCTATTTTAGAAACAATGATTAAAAAAGGAACTCCTTATGTACAAATCATACCTTTTAAAAGAGACGATTGGAAAATGATATTAAAACCAAGAAAACAAAAAGAAATTCAAAATTCTTTACTTTTTTATGGATTAAAAGTATTAAATATATATAAAGAAAAATATTGGAATAAGAAATCATGGAAATAAAAAATTTCATAAAAATTTATGATGACACTATTCCATTAAATGTTATTTCAAATTTAATTCGTTTTGCAAATGTATTAGAATTTAATGAAGCTAGAATAAGTGGAGAAAATCAAATTAATTTTCAAATTAGAAGAACATATGATTTTCCTCTTTCTAATATATCAAATTCATTATCTAATGTTCATTGGTTTAATTTATTGGGTTTTTATTTTACAAATAATTTAAAAAAATATTCTTTAGATTGTAATATTTTAGATTACGGAATTGAAAAAATTAACAGTATCAGTGTATTAAAATATAAAGAAACAGGTTTTTATACTTGGCATGTAGATCATTTTGCACAAATACCAAGAACGATGAGTTGTATATTATTATTAAATAATGATTATGAAGGTGGCAATTTATGTTTTAGGAATCCAGATGGATCTAAGGAATGGGAAGTGGAAGTAAAACCTGGTAGAATGATTATTTGGCCAAGTAATTTTTTATATCCTCATACAGTTAAACCAGTAACGAAAGGAACAAGGTATTCAGTAGTGGCATGGGCGATTTAAATTATAAAGTAATTGATAATTTTTTAGAAAAAGAGGCATATAAAAATATTCAAAATGTATTTATGTCACCTGATTTCCCTTGGTATTTTCAAAAAAGTATGACAGGTAAGGACAGTAATTTTTTTTCACATTCAATTTTTAAACAACATATTGTTTTTTCTCCTCATTATGAATTAATGAATCCTTTTTTAATTAAAATGGAATGTAAAGCCCTATCTGAAATAAGATTAAATTTAACTATAAATAAATACGTACAAGAATCTTCAGATTGGCATGTAGATAGGGTATATAAATGTTTTACTTCAATATTTTATGTAAATACAAATAATGGATATACTCTTATTGATGAAGATAAAAAAATTAAAATAGAAAGTAAAGAAAATAGAATGTTGATTTTTGATTCTCAAATTAAACACAAGGCAGTATCACAAACAGATGTTGAAAGAAGAATAGTAATAAATTTTAATTATTTTTAAAATGATTATTTTAAAAGAAATAAATTATAAATTATACAAATCAAATATAATAATAAACAATAAAATTGATTTAATAAAAAATATTTATAAAATAAAAGATAAGATATGTAATTCACTGAATTCAAACGAAACAACTTGGATATATGCCAAATATAATTTTTTTCAAGTATCCTCTCCAGAAATAAATTGTTATTATATATATAAAGAATTAAAAAAAATAATAAGAGATTTTGCTAATCACAATAGACCACTTTGGTTTCAGTCTTGGTTAAATTTTCATATGCCTAATGAAGTATTAGAATGGCATAATCATGAATGGCCTTTTCATGGTTATATTTCAATTGATGCTAAAAATACAAAAACTATTTTTGAAGATTATGAGATAAAAAATGAAGATGGAAATATTTATATTGGACTAGGGAATAAAAAACATAAAGTTGAGGTTTTGCAAAATTATGATACTCCTAGAATAACAATAGGGTTTGATGTCACTGAAAATAATGATATATTTCGTATGAATTCTTTTTTACCTGTAGATTAAAAATGACATCAATAAAAAATTTTAAATATAAATTAATTAAAAACTTCTTAACAAAAGAAGAAATTAAATTATTAACTGATTATTGTAGAATAAAGCATAGAATTAATTTTAATTCTTTTGATTTCAAACAAAATAATAATGGAGATACTTATTTTTATGGAGATCCAGTAATGGAATCTTTAATGATTAATAAATTAGAATTAATGCAAAAAGAAACTGGTTTAGAGTTATTATGCACTTATGCATTTTGGAGAATGTATACAATGAATGCAGATTTAAAAAAACATAAAGACAGAGCAGCTTGTGAAATTAGTGTTACTGTTATGATAGGTTCTGATGGAACACCTTGGCCAATTTATATGGATGGAACAGAAATTAATATGGATCCAGGAGATGCTGCCGTATATTTAGGATGTGAAGTAGAACATTGGAGAGAACAATTTAAAGGGGATTGGCATACGCAGACGTTTTTACACTATGTAGATAAAAATGGTTCTAATAAGGAATGGTTTAAGGATAAACGACTTTTATATGGTACTCAAAAATGAATTTAAAGTTTTACAATAAAGAAAAAAAAATAAATACTTTTATTGTAACAGGCAAAGTAGATAATGAAAAAATTTTAAATAATTTAATAAATTGTGTGAGAGAAAATGAAAAAAAAGAATTACATAGTACAACTAACGTAAAAGGAAAATTTACGGGTTTTAAAGGAGTTGTTTCGAACCAAGATTTTCATTATTTTTTAAAATTAATTGAACCAGCAATAAAAGTAATTTTTAATAATAATTTTATTGTTTATGATGCTTGGGGAAATATTTTAGAAAAAGATGGAGAAGTTTTAGAACACGACCATATTGGTACAACTGCTTTTTGTGGAATTATTTATTTATCTGAAAAAGGACCAGGAACATATTTTAGAGATTATGATCTTACCATTGAAGAAGAAATTGGAAAATTTGTTTTATTTCATCCTATTTTATCACATTCAGTAAAAAAAATTAATGAAAACATAGAAAGAATTACTGTCGCTTTTAATTGTAATAAATATAATTCATGGACTATAAAGGATAAATAAAAATGAAATTTAAACAATACACTGATGGATCATGCGATATAGAATTTTCTAAGGAAGAAATAGAAATATTAATTAAAAATGGAAAATTACATTTATCAGATGAAAATTTAAGACATTTTGGAAATAACTTAATAAAAATAGTTTCTGATTGGAATTTAAAATTTAAAAAAGAAATAGCAGATAAACAAACTTTTACCCATACTGAAATAAAGGCAGAATAAATGAAAATTCTAGGAATAAATATTTCTCATGATTTTTCAATATGTGTTTATGAGAATAAAAAAATAACCAAATTTTTTATGGAAGAAAGACACATATTGAAAAAAGGTTTTAAGCCAGAAGACATGTTTAAAATTAATCATTTTATTTTTTCTATATTCAAAGAAATAAATTTTAAACCAGATTTAATAATTTATTCAAGTTTTGGAAGAATATGGAGTGAAATTTTTGACGAAGAAATAATACAACAAATACAAAAACAACTTGATCATCCTCCTTTTTATTTTAATAAGAAATTACACCATGTTTATCATGCGTGTTCTTCTTTTTATTTTTCTAATCTTTCAGAAGCTATGGCAATTGTTGTTGATGGAGGAGGTGCTTGTCCAATAAGAATAGGCTATCAAGAAATTAATTCTATTTTTTATATGAATAAAAATAAAATTATTAAACTATTTCAACATTTTAGCAATTTAAGATCTTTATATTTAAATAAAAATTTTAATAAATTTTATGATACTTACTCTGACTATATATCTGTTGATTTTATTAATGGGGTTGAATATTACTTTTCTTCATTATGTTTAGGTGGAATGAATTTTATTGAAGCATGTGAACTTGCAAATATGAAAGGGGAATATGGAAAATTAATGGGGCTATCTTCCTACGGATATACTAATAAAAAATTTAATTTAAACTATGATTTTGTTAAAATTGCAAAAGATGCTCAAGAAAAAACATTCAATGAAACATGTCAATTAATAGAAAAAGCATATAGTTATAAAAAAACAAATAATTTTATTTTATCTGGAGGGTATTTTTTGAACTGCAGTAATAATTTTAAATACGTTAAAAAATATCCTAATATTAATTTTTTTGTAGATCCAGTACCTCACGATGGTGGAACAGCGATAGGAGCATGTATTTATTATGATAAATATAAATAATATTGATGAAGCAGTAGCAATATTACTTGAACAAAAACCATTGGTTATTTTTCAAGGCCACAGTGAATGGGGACCCAGAGCTTTAGGGAATAGATCTATTTTATTTGATCCAAGAAATAAAGATGCAAAAGATATTGTTAACAATTTTAAAAAAAGAGAATGGTGGAGACCTTTGGCTGGAACAATTTTATTAGAACATGTTCACGATTGGTTTGATATTGGTAATTTAAAAGAATCACCTTATATGAGTTTTGCAGTAGATGCTAAAAAACAGACGATTGAAAAAATACCTTCAATTGTTCATGTGGATAATACCTGTAGAATTCAAACAGTTACAAAAGAACAAAATTTAAATTATTATAATTTAATAAATCAATTTTATAAAAAAACTAATGTTCCTGTATTATTAAATACTTCTTTTAATTTAGCTGGATTTCCAATAGTTGAAACTTTAGAACATGCAATTTGGACTTGTTCATCTTCTGAATTTAAATACTTATATACACCAATATAAAATAAAATGTTAGAAATAGATATTTTTAAAGAAACCATTTATTTTTTTAATAAAGATGAATGGGTAAATGATTTAAACAAATTTTCAGATCCTTACATTAAGAAAGCAGAAGAATTAAACAAAGGATTTAATGGTTTGGGAATAGTCCATCATTCAACACCATTGATACAAGACATTAATTTTAAAGAATTCATTGAATTTATAAATCAAAATTCTTATGATATTTTAAATAAACAAGGATATGATTTATCAAATCATATTTTGGCAACAACTGAATTATGGGTACAGGAGTTTTCAAATAAGGGGGGTGGACAACATACTCCACATGTACATTATAATGGACATATATCTGGTTTTTATTTTTTAAAATGCTCTGAAAATACATCTCGCCCTGTTTTCACAGATCCAAAACCAGGTAAAATAATGAGTCTTTTACCTGAAAAGAATAAAGATTTAATTACTAATGCTTCAGAAAAAATTAATATAAAAATTAAACCAGGTCTTTTTGTGTTTTTTAATTCTTATATGACGCATGAATATGTGCTAGATCAAGGAATAGATCCATTTAGATTTATTCATTTTAATATACGAGCTTTTCCTAAAGAACTTTTAAACTATAATAAATAAAAGGTTAGATGATGTACTCTGATTCAAAAGAATATTTAAAATATCTTTTACAAAAAAACATAATAATATCTACTGAAAAAATATCTTTTGAAAAATTAAACGAAAATGTATTAAACGAAGACTTGGACTTTAATAAACTCAACAAAGAATTCATTGAAAATGGTTTTTGCGTAATAGATAATATTTTAAAAAAAGAATTTTGCGAGAGATTACAAAAATTTATGTTAACTATAAATATTAGAGAAGACATTTATAATGAATATGCAGCCGTAAACTTTGACAAAAATGGTAAAAAAATATGGTTTGCACTATTAACAAATATATCTGATGAATTAAAAAATAAATTTAATTTTTTAAAAAATTTAAATTATCAAAGAGGATGGTCTTTTATACATAGTAATAGTCAAAATAAGTCTGTAGAAAAACATGCAGACCCTGGATCTTTAATTACATTTAATATCTGGTGTACACCAGATGAATGTATTTTAGATAATAATGAAAAATATAATGGTGTTGTTATTTATGATACTTTTAATATAGATGAAACAGATAAGTGTCTTAAAAAAATTGTGTCTTATAAATTTAATAGAGCAGTTGTATTTGACAGTAGAAAAATACACGAGTCTTTAGTAGCAAGATTTAAAGATGGGTATGAAAATAGAAAAATAAATTATACCTTTTTATATAAATAACATACAAATAACTCTATATTTTAACTTGGCCAAATATAAGGTATAATGGCCTATGCCATTAAAAAAGATAGCATTAAAATCAGGATTTAATAAACAAGCTACCGCATGCCTTTAAAAATATCTACAATCTTTTAGATATATTCAATCAATGGTATAATAATCATAAATATGCCATTAAAAAAGATAGCATTAAAATCAGGATTTAATAAACAAGCTACCGCTTCACAAGCTGAAGGAGAGTGGATTGATGGAGATAATGTACGTTTTCGTTATGGCTCACCTGAGAAAATAGGCGGTTGGGAACAAATTACATCTAAACTAATGGTAGGGGCAGTTAGAGCTCAATGGTCGTGGACCGATTTAACTGGTAGACGATACGCAGCTCTTGGGACTAATAAATGTCTTTATGTATATGATGGAGATGATATTTATGACATTACTCCTCTTGATTCAACAAGAGCGTTAGCTTCTTGTACCTATACTTCTATAACAGGATCAGCAACAGTTACGGTTAATAAAAACTCACATGGATTATTAGTTGGAGAATTAATTAAATTTACAAGTGCCACGACTCCAGGACCTACTACAACTGGATATACATCAGCAAGTTTTACAACAAATATATTTGAAGTTGTTACTGTACCAACATTAAATACTTTTACTATTACTATGGCAACAGTTGAAACTGGAACTGGAGTAACTACTGGCGGAACATTAGGTTTAACACCTTATTATCTTGTAGGTCCACTTTCAGCAACATTAGCATATGGTTGGGGAGCTGGAACTTGGGGACTATCCACTTGGGGTACACCTAGAACAGTATCTAATACAGATATTGCAGCAGGAAACTGGTCATTGGATAATTTTGGTGAAGATTTAATAGCAACTATAAAAAATAACAATACTTTTAAATGGAACCCTAGTGCTGGAACTGGAGTTAATACTAGAGCTACATTAGTTCCAAATAATCCAACAGCTTCTATTATGACAATAGTTTCAGATAGAGATAGACATTTATTACATTTA